CAGGAAGTGATTCCTGAATTTTTAGTTGTTTCACACGCGGAGGATGACCCAGAATGGGAATCTTTTGTGGGTGAAGTTGACCCGCTTGAAGAAGATGATTGGACACCCGATGAAGACGTGAGTTTTCGTCCAAGTGTTGGTCGTTTTGAAGATTTACGCCAGAGTTTGGAAACTTTGAGGGGTGTAGATTTAGAGTGGGATACCCTTTCTGACTCAGATGAGTCTAGTTGGGATGAGGAGCGAGATGTTATGACAGCGGATTTTGTTGTTAGACGTCTTCGTTTTCCTGATATGAAAATGGTGTTTATAATGATGACTATGTTGTTGTTTACACCGCAAGTTGTTGCAGGAGAGCCAGAAATGGTTTTAGCTTATGCCCAGGCCTCGGAACGTTATGTTGCCGCTATTGGATGGGGAGCTATTTATTTCACAACAGCTTATTTGATCTACGCCATTGCAACAAATGTAATGATGTTGAAAGCGTTTTGTTTAGCTCTGTTTATAGAGTACAAACGCTTGGCGGGGTTGATAGGAAAAGAATACTACGTGTGGAAAGCAGGTTTTAGAACCGAGTATTATTCTTTAAAATTTTCCGCTGGCAATGCTTACAAAGAGCATGTAGATACTTCCTGGTATTGTCAGCAAGTAAGTTGGTGTCTTATGGGTGGTGGTTTGTTATTAGGAGTTTTAAATTTCTTTAAATCACCTGCAAGTTTTTTAGACCTTTTACCACAAGGGAAGAGACAAGACATTAATAGAGGAGGAATGTTAGCCACGGGGTTGATGTCATTGCTGATGATAGTAATGGCTCCAATAATTGGTGTAAAGCGGATAACAAAAGCTTTGCAACCGATTTGGGACCTTTTGAGGCATGTGCCCTATTGTACTTTTATAGTGACGTGGCTATCTGATTGGTTAGATGGTGATGTCTCTTTTGAAGATTTGCCCCAAAATCACGCTGATTTCAAGGAAGCGTGTGAGCAAATGGATGAAAAGGATGGGGTTACAAGTGGTTTGGAAGAATTGTCGAAAGCGCATAAGAAGTTTTCGGACAAGTGTAAGAAGGATGATGTAAATTCAACTACGGTGAAAAGTTTCGAAGACTCAACAACGAGTAATGAACGAAAAGCCGCGGCAGCCGCTAGAATGGAGGCGAAGTATCGGTTGGATTTTCTTTCTCCACATTTGTATATGTTGGTCAATGAAAAGTCCAAGATGCAAACGCGCTTTGGTACCACAACATTGATCCCAATGTTGCATTCCATGGCGAAAATGGCGCCTTTGGAGAAAATTCGGTTTGAGGCAGAGGTGTTTACTTTGCCAGAGTTTTCAGAAAAATTTCGTCAGAAGTTTGGAGTGAAAACTGCTTTTGAAGCGCCGGTGAATCCAAATACTCCGGAAGGGATTTCGGATGAAGTCACTGCAGATAATGCAACGGACAATACGACTTCCACTTTTACAACGATAGTGTCAGATGATTCTGATACTGCTGCATCGACAGATGATGGTGCAGGCGTTTTTGTAAAAGATATGAAACCTCAGATGGTGCCAGCCATTCCAGAGGGAGAAGGAGGTGAAGCGGCAGAGTTGTGGACATTCCAAAAATGGTGGGCACGTTTTACTGCTGTAAAGGAAAAGGAAGTTTCAAGGGAACCTGATGTTCCTTCGCAGGAGGAGGTTTCGTTGATCATGTCGGATATTGAAAAGAAAAACTACGAACAAGTAGTTGGACATGAAATGACCCATGCTCAGGTTAAGGACTTTTTAGCCAAAATGGTGGATGAGCCCACACCAACAGAAAAAGCTTTAAATGAGGCTTGGGTGGGTTGGCCATCATGGTTGAGGACTGGGTTTGAAAATAGTTACATTAGGAATGGAACTATTTTCGCCACTTTCTTTGCAGTTAGCTACGGTTTTACTTTAGTAGGATTAGAGATAGCAAAAGCAATGGGAAGTTTTGATGGAGAAACAGAAGCCCATCCCCAAGCGAAAGGTAAGAATAAAGGAAATAAGCGAGGACGAGCGCGTAGGTTTAATGCGCGCTCAGGTTTTGCTAAATTTCAACCTTCCGGAGGGGGAGAAAAGGATCCAGAACAAATCACAGATCAGGACCGTGTATATACGGGAGATCATGTAGAGCGTGATGAGTATTCTGATGAGGAAGATGTAGCCGAGGATTATCGGTGGGCATTGGATAATGAGCATTTGGAGGAAGCTCGTAGCATTAAGAAGGAATATGAAAGTCGCCCGCGAGGAGGTTACCGTAAACCCGGAATTTGGCAACAGTCTGTTACAAAGGCAGATGCTAAGGTTGTAGTTCCTCCTAAGGTTCCATCAATGAAAGCTGATGATGTGTTGCGAAGAGCCATCTACAAAGCCAAGCATCGTAAGGTAAAAGTATCTACGAAGGAGTTAGCAAAGTTTGTAGCACAAGCTAAAGCAACCTATTCTAAAGCTATGTCAAATGGGGGAAAGGATGTATTGCGAAGGCAAGCATTCAATCCGCATAAGTTGGCAGATGGAGTTTTTAAGATTTATGCTGATGGAGTTTATTGCTGCACTGGAACGCAGGTGGGCAATAAAATGTTTGTTGTAGCGCATTGTTTAAGTGAGGATTCAAGCATCACGTACAAAGCGGTGAATAATAAACATACAATTAGTATGAAAGGTTCAGATGCAACTCTAGTAACTAAGGAGTTGGTGTGTTTTCCTGTTAATGGAATTTCAAGTCCTTTTACAGCACGAAAGTTGAAGGTCTTGGAAAATGCGGCTATTGTGACTATTTATGGTTACGGTAGTGGTGTAGGAACGGAACCTGATTCAATTACGGGTTTTGCGAGTCCTCTGGGGTGGTGTAATGCTGCAACACGAGACGGGGATTGCACGTCTCCAGTTTTGGATGTCGATGGGAACATTGTCGGCTTTTGGACCCATGGAAATGGAAAAGATTTTGGTAAATTTGATTTGGTAGATGCTTCGTTAAAGGAGTTTGTTTCAACAAATCAAACTGTAAACCATGTCGGACTGGATTTTCAGTCGGGCCCCCTTCCCCAAGTTCTCTAGTGGAAAGGCCGTTCTGGGAACGGTATCCTTTGCAGTATAGGACAAAGGATGGGGTCTCTTTATTTAGTGAAGAGGTGATGGTTACAGAGGAGCATGAAAGATGGCTTCCCCAGGAGTATTTTCCAATAGTCGCACAGATGACTAAGCATCCGCGCTATAATAATAGGCGGATCATGGATCCTCAAATCAAATGTTTCGTGGATGAGATTCATTTGACGATAGAATCTGGTTGGGGTTTACCAAAACCCAATCAGGCGGCTGCTTATCAGTCGTTGGCGAAGTATGGAAAAGATATTTTGCCGTTAACGGACCAACAAGTGCAAGATTGCAATTTAGCGTGGAGTTATACCACTTTGCATTTTGGTTTGTATATGTCGAATGCTCGGGTGATTTCGTACCCGGAAGCTAAAACTCATTTTGATATGAGTTCTTCGACTTGTCCACCCTTTAATGTTTTGTATCCAACAAAACGTGAATTGTTTGAGAAAGATCCGGATATGGATGCTTTTCTTGAGCAGGATTTTGTAACCTTGGCAGAGGATCCAAATTGGACCTGTTTAGGTGGAAATTCATTGAAGGAAGAACTTCGAACTGAAGTTAAAATTTTGGACAATTCTATTCGAACCTTTATACCTTTAGGTTTGGATGCAAATGCTCATGGCACTCGTCTTTTCGTAGATATGAATGAGAAGATGTATGCCTCGCATTTGAAAACAGCATCAGCTGTTGGAATGAGTCCTTTGAAAGGAAATTGGGATAAGCTCTATCGAAAATTAAATGTTTTCCGAAATGGTTATGCATTGGATGAGTCGCAGTATGATTCGTCTTTGAGAGTTTTCCTGATGTGGGGATGTGCTGCTTTTAGGTGGAACATGTTAGCAGATGAGTTTAAGACCACTGCTAATTGTAATCGCATTAAAACGTACTATCGGAATTTGATAAATACGGTTATTGTGACACCAACTGGCGCTTTAGTAATGAAAAAGACCGGGAATCCTTCCGGATCTGTGAATACCATTACTGATAACACCTTGATTCTTTATACGCTTCTATCTTATGCATGGATTAGAACTTCCCGAGTTAGTGGGAAGCCCGAGATGCAAAGTTATGAAGCTTTTGAAGAGGAAACAGCAAAAGCCTTGGTTGGAGATGATAATACATGGACAGTTTCAGATGAAGCACATGAATTCTTCAACGCCATTTCAGTAATTGATGAATGGAAGGTTTTAGGTATTACAACCACAACTGACTCACTTTTGCCGAGAAAAGCAATTGAGTTAGATTTTCTTTCAGCCCATACGGTTTTTATACATGGGGTAGCAGTTCCGTTGTATGAGAGAGCAAAATTGATGAGCTCTCTTTTATATGCCCCAAAGAAAAACCTTGAGCCCTCAACAACATTAGAGAGGACAGCCGCCATGTTATCTATTGGATGGACTGATCTTCCGTTTCGACGATTTTGTCGAGAGTTGATTGAGTGGTTATTGTTTAAGTATGATGAAGTTTGTAAAGAGGACCCGCGATGGAAATTAGCGAAGTGTCAAATACAAGTTGATTCTACTTATTACAAACTTTTTCTTGGTCATTCAATGCTACTGAGGCCACAAGCCTGTTATATGGAAACGAAAGAAAGATGCAAAAAGCCATATAAAAACATTATGAGTAATGTTCAGCGAAAGCAGAAAGCTCCACGTAGGAGAAAACCAAGAAATGTAGTTACCGTGAACAAGGTAACACAGCCCCGCAAGACAGTGAGGCAAGTTATTGTTCAACAAAAGAAGAAGTCAAAGCCTCGACCACGAGGGCAATTGGCTGCTAGAGGTAGTTCTAGTAATCAAACTACTAATAAGCGAGGGATGACCGTGTCCCAGTCAGAGTATGTCGCGGAAGTTCAGGTGGCGAATGCACCAAACTTTAATGTGACAACATATCCAGTGAACCCAGGTCAATCAGTTCTCTTTCCATGGTTGTCGTCGATAGCACGTAATTATGAGAAATATGAGTTTTTGTCTTTGCGTTTTGAATACAAGCGTGAGGTGAGTGAATTTGCTACTAATGGACAAACCGGGAAAGTGATTATGAGTTTTGACTCTGACGCTTCAGATGGACCCCCAACCTTAAAGCAGCAGATGGAAGATACAGATCCTCATGCTGATGCGATGCCTTGCAATACGTTTTCCATGGTTGTACCTAAATCCATGCTTAAACTAACAACAACAAATGCCCATTACGTTCGTACTGGAGGTTTACCAGCAAATGCAGATATTAAAACATTTGATTTGGGAAATTTGTTTGTAGCTACGCAAGGAGTAGCAAATAATGTTTTGGTGGGAGAATTACACGTACATTATACAGTACGGTTGTCTATTCCAGTTTTGTTAACACCAGGAGCGCCTTTGAATACGAGTGTTTCGATGTTTAATCAAACAAGTGGAGTTTCTCTCACTTCAACGTTAATTTTGTCTTGTAGTTGGAACACAACTATAGCAAATGGGTTGGCGATCAATTTGATCAATCCAGGATTTTCTATACCGGTGGGAAACTATATTATTAGTTACACGGTGTTCTTCACAGGAAATGGAACATTGACGCAAGCAGCGTCGAATTTTCTGAAGAATGGAAATCCTATTTTAAATGGTTCAAATCCTTTGTTTGCTGATGGTCCTGGAATTGGATCACCAGATATAACATTGAATGACACATTGTTCTTTGTCGGATCTGTACCAAGTGATGTTTTTACGCTGACTGTAGCGGCATCATTCACTGCAGGAGGTATTTCTGCAGCATCCCATATCGTAATATGGGCAACGTAACCCCCAGATTTTTGGGGAGGGTTCGAAGAAAATGCGGTTTATAACGCTACCTCTTTTCGATGAAAAATACGTTTTAGTTACTTTGGGATGTGGAAAATAAGTAACCAGGAGGGTGGCATGCCCTCAAATCCGTTAAGAGCGGAGTACCCAGCGGTGTGAGTGTTAACACAGCAAAGGGGGACTAATATTTTAGTTAGCACAAACGCGTGGTTGCGTAGGAAAGACCCAGGATATCGCTACTGTAATTGCGAGAGAAGCCAGAACTGTGAAGCAGTGTCAACGACTTCGGGGTAAATGAGATGTAGAGAAAACAGAATCAGGTTTTCAAAAGCAGACATTTGTAATAAAGAACGACAATACTAAGTTTAATCGTCACAAAAAGCAAATGCTCTCATTGAGAACCTGAGGATGTAGATAATCA